ACTTTGGGACAGAGATTTCGGTCCCTCTTTCAAAAGCTGGGTTTGAAATTTGGATAGACCAGCCTTCGTTTCCAAATACTCCTGTCTCCACGATGTGTGGGGTAATTTGTCTGTCATCTGCCTCCCATAATTCATGTATTTTTTTGGTTTCTAAGTCAACACCTGCCATGGTATTCAATACTTTACCATCCCAATACCATTTTTCTATGTATGAAAAAAGATATTTGAGAATAGTATTGAGAGGTGGTTTCTGTTTACTGATCCACCTCTTTATTTTTTGTAGGGTTGTTTCTTTTTCCTTGTCAAAGACAATTTCAAAATTATAACTGAAACCCTGCGAAGGTGTCTTTTTTGACATCTTGTTTAATACTCCCAATTAGATAGGATTCAACCTCTGTTTCTTGTGGAGCAACTTGCATACCCTTGGAGGATAACCAGTGCTCAGTCCATGGAAGAGGATTGTTTGTGATAGGAGTGTCAAAGATTGCTTTCATTCCAAGAGATCTTAGACGACGATTAGCAGTCCATTCAACATACTTGGATAGCAACTTATCATTGAGACCAATGATAGATCCATCTTTGAACAGATACTCTGCCCATAGTTTTTCTTCTTCAACACACTCTCGGAACATGTTATAAACATACTCCTCTTCCTGTTTAGCAATCTCTACCATTTCTGGATCATCACCTTCTTGCCATTTCTTGATGATGTTTTGAGTAACAGTCATGTGTTGCGATTCATCCCTCGCAATGAGACCAATGATCTTAGCTGATCCTTCAAGGAGTTTAAGTTCACCAAAAGCGAAGGAACAAGCGAAGGATACGTAGAATCTGATTCCTTCAAGTATGTAGACATTTGCAACTGCTCTGTAAAGTTTTCTTTTAACATCATTAAGTGTCCATTCAGCATTAATATGATCTCTCCAACCATCTTTCCAATGATTACTTGTATCATACTCATGTGCTGCATTGATGAACTCATCGTATGCTCTGGTCACTGACTGAGCACGAGCAAGGATCTTATCATCCTCTAGAATCTTGTCAAAGACCTCTGAAGGATCAGGGTATACATTCTTAATGATATGAGTATAAGACCTACTATGGATCATCTCCATGGTCTGCCAGATGTTCATACATGCTTCTAACTCAGGTAAACTACAGTAAGGCATGAAAGCCATACCAGGACCACGACCTTGTACGGAGTCCAAGAGGATCTGATACTTGAGATTGCTAGTAAATATGTGTTTTTGTGCATCATTTAAAGTTTGATAATCTGCTCTGTCTTTTTGCAGAGATACCTCTTCAGGTCTCCAAAAATATCCAAGTTGTTGCTGTGTTAGTTTATCAAACACAGGATACTTAAACTTATCATATCTCTGAACTCCAAGAGGAGGTCCAAAGAACATCTTTTGTTTTGTGTTGTCTAAAATATCAGTATTGAATACTGTCATTCCTTCTACTTTAGTAGCCATGGGTTCGTTAACTCTAAATTTTGCAACTGTCACAATCTTCTTCCTCTGTTTCTAGTATTTGGTTTAATAGATCTTCAATAGATTCTTTATTTTCTGGTACATTGTCATGCCAACCAATAGAATGTGCTGGATCATCAATATCTTTTTTAGCATCATATGTATTCTGATAATAAGAGGTCTTCCATCCATACTTAAATGTTTTTAGAAGATCACCTGCCATTTCTGATACAGGAACTTCGTTGTCAGGATAGTTCTCTGGATTATAACTCCAGTTACCACTAATTGCCTGATCAAAGAATTTCTGCATGGCAGCTACAATTTTAATATAACCATCATTATCTTTCATATCCCATAACAATGTGTAATTATTTTTCAACGATCCATAAGATGGAACAATCTGCTTAAGAGGTCCTTTCTTTGACTTCTTAGTGGACATGAATGCACGGGGAGGTTCAATTCCATTTGTTGCGTTTGACACAACGGAACTGCTTTCTGAAGGCATTTGTGCGGACAGAGTGCTGTGCCTGAGTCCATGTTCCTTGATGTCATTCCGTAAAGAATTCCAATCATGATTCAATTCACTCCCACAGAACTCATCAATGTCACGCTTGTAAGTGTCGATTGGGAGGATACCTTCTGCATACTTGGTTCTATGGAAATATCCACACTTGCCCTTTTCTTGAGCGATGGTGTTGCTTGACTTGAGCAAGTAATATTGGAAAGATTCAGACAAGTCGTGTACTGATTTCCATGCTGCTGGATCGTCATATTTGTATCCATGTTTTGCTAGGTAATGTGCAAGTCCGATGTAACCAATACCAAGAGAACGACGATTGAGAGTGCTACGTTCTGCAGCTTCTACAGGGTAGTTCTGATAATCAATAAGTTCCTCCAGACCACGGACTGCTAGGTCACAGAGGTTTTCAAGTTCATCCAACTTATTGATCTTACCTACGTTTACAGCAGAAAGAATGCACAATGCAATCTCTCCTTCACCATCAATATGATTAAGTGGAACTGTAGGTAGAGTAATCTCCTGACAGAGGTTACTCATACTTACTTTATCTAGGAAAGATGAATGTTCATTGCAATGGTCGATGTTCATAATGTAGATACGACCTGTTTCTGCTCTCTCCTTAAGAAGATTTAGAACTAGTTCTTGTGCCTTAATAGTTTTCCTTTTAATAGATCCATCAGATTCATAACCTGTATACAGATCATCAAACTCATCAGTGCCAAAAGCATCATACAAACCTGGTACATCGTGAGGTGAGAATAAGGAGATGTCTCCATCTTGGATGAATCGTTCGTAGAATAGTTTACTGATTTGGATTGAGTAGTCAAGTTTTCTGACACGATTGTCCTCCGTACCTTTGTTGTTCTTAAGAACAAGAATATCTTCTATTTCTTGGTGCCAGATTGGGAAGTGGACAGTTGCTGATCCACCTCGGATGCCATTTTGAGTGCAACATCTGACAGTGCTTTCAAACTTTTTGAGGAAAGGGACAACGCCTGTGTGTTGAACTTCCCCACCCCTGATTTTAGCGTTGATCCCACGGATTCTGCCTGCGTTGATGCCGATACCAGCCCTTTGAGCAACATAGCGACCGATGGCCATATCAGAAGTAAAAATACTATCCAAGGTGTCGTCAGCATCAACCAAAACGCAAGACGCAAACTGCCGAAGGGGTGTTCGGACTCCTGCCATGATTGGTGTTGGGATGTTGATTTTGTGTTTTGAGATTGCATTGTAGTATCGTTGTACATATTCCAGACGATTGTCTGTATAGTTTTGGAACAGTGTCACAGCGATCATCATGTACATGAATTGAGGTGATTCATATACCTCACCAGAACTACGATCCTGAACGAGATACTTGTCAACTACCTGACGTAGACCTGCATAGGTAAACAAAGTGTCCCTATCATGATCAATCCATGAATTAATCCTGCTCCACTCTTCTTTCGTGTATTTACCTAAAATATCCTTATCGTAAACTCCCTTGTCAGTGCAATGTAACGCATGGTCATAAACATGAGGAAGACCTTGTACCCATTCAACTCCAAATACCTGCTTGTAGACAGCATAAAGAAGAAGACGAGCAGCAACGAACTGATAATTAGGTGCATCCAAACTAATCAGATCACTTGCAGAACGGATCAAGATTTCTTGGATGTCTTTAGTTTCGATTCCGTCAAAGAATTGGAGACCAGAATTCATCTCCACCTGAGAGGCACTTACACCGCTCCCTAGACCTTCGCAAGCTTCTTCTACTACCTTATGAATCTTATCTAGATTGAGAGTGGTCTCAGACCCATCTCGCTTGCGAACTTTAATTCCATGCCCGTTTGTCATACTTTTTTCCAATCGTTAAATTTAAGGGTTGCGGTTAGTCCCTGATAGGTATTTGATTCTACCAGAGTTTGCACATCATGTCCAGCAAGATGCATGTCATTGATGTCTTTTTGTTGTATATTTTTTGGCCAGATCACTACCTTATCTCCTCGGTCGATTGACTTGGAGATTCTGGCGACGATTTCTCTGTTACGTGGCTCGTTATCATATATCCAAATATGATCGCTCCAGCCAAACGTCCGAATATCAACATCAGACCCAGCCATCGCAACGGAATTCTGAAGGAAGGTTGAGTCAAACGGTCCTTCAACAATGTAAATCGGTTTGTCATAATTAATTCTATCTTGTCCAAAGATCTTAGGTTTATCTTCGTCAAGCATGATCGTAATGTATCTTAGTTTTGCCTTAGGGGCTAGCGATCTTCCTTGATAACCAAAGAGGTTTCCTTCTTTATCTTTGAATGGGATAATAATACGAGGACTATCTTGTCTCAGGGTATCAAATGTCTTCTTTTGTTTGTTTGTCCATTCCTTAAACTTAGGACAATAGTAGAAGTAATCTAGATCTTTGATACCACGTTGCTCAAGATAAACTCGTGCTGGGTGAGAAATATTTAGGTCTGAAATTCGTTCAAGATCTGTATCTGTCTTAACAAATTTTGGTTTCGTAAAATTAAATTTGGGATTGGGTACAGTAGTTCCTTTACCCGTCTTCCCATCTTTAAATTTCTCCATAACATACTGGTCATGAAGATGAGTATCCTGATCCTTTAAGAAATTAGAAAAGGTTCTACCAACACCACAGTTGTGGCATTTGTACACGATATCGTTCTTGATCTTAAACAGATATCCCCTTGCCTTGTTCTTTCTCTTTTGTGAGTCACCACAGTAAGGACACCTAAAATTAAAAAGGTCTGCCTTCTTCCTAGTGAAGAGAGTCAGACGCGAGGATATTAAATTGATGTACTTTACTTCAAGATAGCTCAATCGAAGGCATTTCTACTGCTGGTATACTAGCAGAATCATCCTGACCTGTCAAGTTTTTCATAATTGTCTGTCCTGGTGTGGATACTAGGAAGCATATGACCGTCAGAGCACCTGCGATTGTCCACATCTTCTTCTCCATGAGACGGAGACGATCATCTACAAGACGAATGTCTCGTTCACATCCTTTCTTAATGAGATCTGTCTCTCTATTAAGATCAGTGTGTAACCTGTCGATTTTCTCAAACAGGATTCCATCTACTTCTCCTTGCTTGTCAAGTTTTTCATTATGCACAGCAAGAAGTTGACCCATCTTCACGGAGTTTTCCTGAAGAGAGTCAACAACCCTTTCTAATCTTTCTAAAATAGCTGTGTTAATATTATCAGACATTTCTCACAGCGAAATCCAGTGCTGATTGATACGTGGCAGCATCCTTGTTCAACATATACTGGAACTGTTGCTTATGCGTATCATCTAATTGTGCATAGCAAGCAGCAATTCTCTTAGCAGAGAAGTTATCTAAATTCTGTACAGATCCATCACCAAATTGAATCTTTGCGAATGAACCTTCACCTTGTGGATTCAGTTCTGATGTAGCAACGTCTAGTGCTACTTGTACTACGTCTTGTTTTTCAAGAATTACATCTTTATTCACGTTAGTTTCCTCATTATTACGTTTTAGTTTTTTAGTTTGAGATGCTGCTTTCTTTTTAAAATCAGATAGTCTTGCTTTCATAAGAACATCCATCTCTTTGGTCTTTTTGACCATTTTTTCTTTAGCTTCGCCACGTTTTTTCTGTAACTCTTTCTGACGATTGAGTTTTTTCATCTGACCGATCTGTTTCTGTGCTCTCTCTGTCTCGGAAGACACTACTTCAGTGATAGGAGATTCAATTTCGGTATGTTCTTTTTTTGTTCCAGTCATTTTTCTGCGTTGTATTCGGGAGAAGAGATCTTTAGCACCTTTGGTACGACCATCCACTGTCTCATTATTTTTCTTATACTTACGATGTTGCCTAGGATTCACCATGACAAATGCGGGAGGTAACTGTAGTCCAGAACCATCACCAGCAGAGTTAATCATCTCATTCATATTAGATTCAGTTGTTTTAGACATTCCTCGTCAACATCCTCGTTAAGTTTAGGTGGCAATCTATTCAGAAATAACATAAATGCCTTGATAATAGACCAATATGTTGCTTCTACTCTATAAAATAGCAGCGGTGTTGCTGCATCATCAAAAACATTATACAGCACGATCACATGATTAAGTATCAAGTGAGTCTTGAGCTCTCCCGTTGTCTCGTACCTTCTAAGCAATCTTTTGATGTACTTAAATCTCTTCAAGTCTTCTTCAAAATCTGAATAGGTGACGGACAACGGGTTATTATAATTTCTAATTGCAAAAATTAACCAATTTTCATGGTTCAATTCACTAATATTCATATCATATTATGAAGTTGTTACAACAGCGTTGTCAGAGATTAGTTCTTTACCACCATTGGTTGAGTTAAGTTTAACTCTATATGTTCCAGCATCAGTAGCTGCGTAAGTAGCAACTGTGTATGCTGCTGAAGTTGCACCAGATATATTACTATAACGGTTACCAGACTTCTTCTGCCACTGGTATGTAAGAACAGAGTTGTTGCCAGGTGGTGTAGCAGTTCCAACAACAGTAAGTTGTAACTGAGCACCTACAGCAACCGCAGTATTTTGTGGTTGTGTCTGAATAGCAATGACTACATTAGCATCTGCTGCTGTTGCATCAT